GTATAAGAGACAGGTAATTCTTTTGGTTCACTGGTAGGCTTACGGCGTAATCTTAGGTTGTGATGTACTGAGGACAGCCAATCAACCATGTCGTCCATGCTGGCTACCTCCATATACTGTATGTTTGGGAATTGAATAACAAAGTTTTGCTTAAACTTTTTTATGACAGCGTTCATCTTTTTTATCTCTCTTGCTATCTGCGCCCGATTAGGTCTAGGGTTGCCGGGAATGTACGGTTTTAGTTTTGTACCATACACAACAAGCATAGGTCGCTCGAATGACTCCTGTAAGTCCACCAATTGACCTACGATAGTACGAGAACGCCCATGACCCATGATAGAATGGTATAAATCGTTTATCTCTTTGGCCTCAATACCAATCTCTCCGATGATATAGTCAGCAGAAGGTAATCGCTTTACTTTGATATGGCCGCCTTCATCGTGCTTGCCCATAGAGGCATAAAGTTTGTGGATTAAAAGGTCGTTCTCTCTATCATCCACTATCAGCATTGAGTAACGCTGTGTGTAACTGGTCTATTAACCTCATTCGGGTATGTCTGCCGAGCCATCGTATCGCCAGCATTTTTTAGCACACATTCCACGGGCAGCAAACCATGAGCATGACGGAACACGCCTGTATTTCATCGTACTTTTTATGCCCTTGCGTGATGCGGTAGGATTCCAATTAGACCAACCAAGACCTTTGACGAAATTAAATATCTCATCCTGTATCTCATTCTTTTGCTCGTTACTAATTGCATCGGGGTCAGCATAGTCTCTAAGAACATCAGCCATATGCTGTACTAATGCTACTCTCACATGATGATTAGGCTTGTCTTGGTGTATTGCTCTAGCCAAACACGGCATCAGTGGCACTGAGCCAGCAGTTAAGGTGTCGCTATCTAATGTAACGCTGTCAGCAAACGAATAATCCTCATGTATAGGTGCATAATTATTACACCAATGCTCAAAGTCAAATGCCGTCACAGTACTATTAGGTTCCCCATAAGGGTGATGCTTCCTATCCAATCTGATAGGTGAAGTAGGAATATCATACCCCATAGGGTTGTTAACAAAATCATGAGTAGGAATAACCACACACCATCGACCACGCTTGGGATTGTATGTGTTAGGAATGCGAGTCATTTTTTCGGGAAAACCTACACCATCGAGTGTAACTAATCCTCTTGCTTTTCGTCGCTGGTAGTGTTCGAGAGGGAGTCTATACTCCTGTCCGACCACGCTTTTGTTGAAGAGTTGGTGGACATGGAAGCCACGACCAGTCGCCACGACCCGTACATCACCCTCCAACCGAGAGATGAGTTGGGCAACATCTTGCTTGACCTGTTCAATTCCTCCTCGTTCTCCCGCATCGAAATCCCACCACGCTCGGTCTATGATAGCATACCTGTAATCCGGTTTATTATTATTGTCCAACTTAGTAAAGGAATACAGGCTAGTATAACAAGAAGTTTTGCTTCTCATCTTGTTGAGATAGCCACTGTATGCCCTCAAGTCTTTAACAATGGCTCGTTTAAGCCCCAGTTCCCTCGGAAATGTCAGTAGTTGCTTCATTCGTGTCCTCTCCTTTTGTCGTGTGTCCACAATCTTTACAGATTAATAGTGTCATTGATTCTCTCGGACCATCTACTTGACCCGTCACCAACCACGCTTCTTCCGTTTTCGTTAGACCGCCGCACTTTTTACATTGTGTCATATTTACCACTCAGTCCCGCCAGTATATGAATGTGTGGGGTCTTCATCAAGTCCAACCAACTGTCCTTCACAGGACATATTAAACTCACACCACTCGGTACAGAAGTAATCATTCCATTTCATACCCCATAAGTCGCCGTTAATGCCCTCTATGGCTTTATCTAGCGATTTGTGCATAGCCGTTACCGAACGCTTTGTAACCTTCTCTAATACAGCCATACCCTGCTTCTCACCAAGCCATACTTCAGTGTCCTTCTTGTTGAGTAACTCAAGATACAAGTCAGTATTACTGGCTTCGGGGAATAGGTAGTAGAAATATACTGCCTCGTCAAAGTCAAGCATAGATAACATGTGACGGTAGAAACATAATTCCTTACGAGTCTTAGTCATTTTACTTTTAGTTGCTTTACCTGTTTTCAATTCAGTAATTACAAGCCCACCGTCAGGGTGCCTATGTACTCCGTCAATCTTACCTACCAATAGGAAATTAGAATCGGGATGGTTAATTACATGCTTAACTTCAAACTCAACAGGAGCAAAATGTTCCTGTCCCCAACGCTCTAATCTCTCATTTTCCAATTGCCAAAGTGAAATTAGCGAGTCAGAATAGATTTGTTGTTGGTCTTTATTCCAAAGTAAATGAGGGTGGTGGGTGGATTCATCCTCCCAATCAATCAGACCTAAGTCTGCAAACTTGTCACCATTTTCATTTTTCCAATTGCCGTATAGGTTTTCTAGTGCCCTATGTACGGCTGTGCCGTGGGCCATAAAATGATTCTGTGGTGAGCGTATCTCGGCTACATTACCCCACCAATACTTACGGGGACAACCAAGATAGGTCATAAATGCTGATTTAGATAGTCTTACAGGCCATCCGTTGCTACTAGCCTTAATAGGATTAGAATGCCCGTGTGTCGGGCCTTCAATAGCGAACCATTCCTTAGAGTACTTTTTCGGACTCATTAACTACCGCCTCGACCTCTTTGTCAAGAGCCTTTGGAGTCTTCTTAGGGGAAGACTTCTTGCTCTTAGGTGCGGGGGTGGATAGTCCTAGTACTTCATCGAATGAATCATGAGTCACATCGGAACCAACAAGATTTAATCTGCTGTCAATTCCAAGTGCTTCTGCCTTATGCTTATTCATAACTGTGGAATCCACAGCCCAATAAACATCTCGGCGACCATGTTCTGCTAATGCGTCAGCGAAAATCTTTTCGTCTTCGCCGTCAGATACAATAAGTATTCGTGCCATATTTACTCCACTCCCCGTTTGTTTAATAATCATTCTTCTTCGCTCAATTCCAAATCGCTTTCACATGCCGGACATTTATCCGGTGCTGGTACCCCATCCATCTTAGGGTGGCTCAATTCGGTACCACATGAAGGACATGTAATATCTTGTAGTAAATCTAAGTGCCTAAGCATACCTGAAAGGACATTCATAACCTGTGCCATATCGTTACCGATAGCGGCGGCTATATTATTGAACGCCTGTTCGAGAGCATGGTAGCCCTTAGTCAATTGTGCGGTTGTCATTTTCTTCGGCTGTCTCGGTTCTTCTGCCATATCTATCCCTCTAGTCTCGCCAGTATATATGCTTTTTCATAACCATTTGACATTCCCAAGCCCACGGTGAGCATTCCATAGGGGCTGAGTGTCCCAGTTAACTAACTCGTAGATGTCACACGCCTTGTTGACAATGAATCGCTCGGTCATTTCCGACCAATCAATCTTGGCTACTCCTTCTAACTCCTCCACCTTATCAAAGGCATAGTACTGTCCACCAGCACCAATAGCCGTGAGGAATGTATCATCAACTTGGTATCGCTTGTCAAGGTGTTCTCTTGCCCACACAACACCAGCGACAGCACCACTAATACTCTTGTATTTGTGTAGTGGTCTGCGTAATCTACCCTTCATCAATAGAGATTCACCTAACTCGCCCGCATTACCATCATTAATTAGACCGATTAGGTAATCATCAATGTCCTCACGGTCTTTACCGTCAAGAATGCCACGCAAAGTACCATCCATAGCACTCTTCATGGCCTTGGGCATACGAGCCTGTTTCAATTCCAGTCCCTTGTAGTAGTACTCAGGGTCATGGTACTTACCATCAGTCCATGTGACCTTGCCAGCGTAGCGATTCTTAGCCTTGAGTATCATAGACTCACACCACTTCTCAAACTCAGTCTCGATGGGTGCCATAGACTCGTTAATCTTGGCTACCAATTCCATACCTTCTTCGGGACTTGGTACTTCGCAGAAGATAGAGTCGGTGTGGCCGTATCGTACAGGATAACCACGCTCATTACACTCATCACGCAGACGGAATAGTGTCTGTCTGCTTGTGTATGTGATAGCCGCCGCAATCTCGGGGTGATACATGCCATACTTAGCATCACCAGCAACCCCATACAGCGAAGCAACCATAGATTTCGTAGCAAACTGCATAGCATCCCACTTACGCCTCTCGGCATCAGTGCTGGCTCCTTTCAATAGAGCCTTGTATTCGTTACGCTTGACTGTCATTCTATCCATAACCCTACCAAGCAGACCACTTGCATCTTGACTAAACTTGCTACCATTACCACAGTCTTTACCATCCTCACTCAATGTAGTCCAGCATATGTTGTGTAACTTGACATTAGAGTGGTACATGGCCTTAATATCCATGATTGCCATGTTAGTATAGCGACCCGGCCCCGGCTCTTGTACATCGGCACCCTCGTAGTCCACCTTGTTAAATCGTGGGTCGTCGGGAATGCGGCCCTCGGACTCTTCATCTTGTATGAATAGACTTGTGGCGGGGGCAGTAGTCATAGGTACTGTCTCTATGTCACACTGTACTAAGTGTTGGAATGAAGTAAAGTAATTAGTTACATTTAGGTACTCATCAAGGCGTGGCAGTAAGCGCACATCTTGTCGGTTATAATCAACATATGTACCTATGTCAGTGTAGTATGTATCGTGTCCATCCTCTAACTCAACCTTGCGTTCACCAAGTACAAAGTCAGCCACTTCATCTAACTTCTGCCCTGCTAATTGACCGTTCTTGATAGTCCATAACTTCTTGAACGCTACCATCAGGTCAATACACATACGGCCCGGTATGGGTTGAGTCCATCGTTTATCAGTCACACCATACTTGTAGTTATGCTGATTTAGTGGGGACATTTTTCTTGGGTCAAGACCTAACTTACGCATACGAGTGCTGATTGTCGATACATCGGCATCAACAAAGTACCAACCCGTTAGAATGTCAGGGTCTTGCTTCTTCATATGAGCAGCAAAGTCAGCCAGTAGTTGACGCTCGTTAACAAATGCCTTTGCTGGTGGGTCAAACACTATTTCCTCTAAGCCTTCGGGATGATTCTTACAGGGAATACTGTTAACCATACCAGCCTTAACATCAGGGTGCTGTAACCATGTGTACATCTTGCCAGTGTATGAGTCGTGTGCGCTGAGTATAGTTATCTCCTCAGAACCCATCTTCCATTCGCCGTCAACATACCATACCCTGTGTTCATAATTAGGGTATGGCTCATTGTCTTTCAGTCTATCGTTTAGCACTTGGTTAGCGAAGGATATGTTACCTTCCCATGTATGGTGGGAGCGAACCCACTCCCTACGGTCATATTCATTTCTAAAATATACCTTGGATAACTCAGTACCATACACACCCTCGAACCCATGCTCGACTCTAACCAAACCGAAGGTATCATTTACCTTGCTGGTCGGCATAAAGCAATACGGGTATGTCTCAATGACTTCCTGTATTCGCTCCTTAGTCTCAGGGTCACGCCTTCGTATGGTAATCTTACGACCACCGCTATGTGTTACTTGCATACTATTAAGTATGCCTCGCCACTATATATGCGTTTGTACTATTATTCAAATATCAAATAGCCCGGAACGGACACCACGGCCTCTCGTCTTGATGCCAAAACGCTTGAGCCAGTTGTTGATAGTCATAGGTGTAACGCCTTGTTCCGCCGCTATATCCACCATAGACCTACGCTTAGTCACATACTCTTCATGTAACCAAGTCGCAAACTTATAATCTTCCTTTCTATCAACGCTCTCTTCATGTCCACATTTACTACATTTCATTATATCAATCTCCTATAACATTTTCTATTTCGTTCACCCTTTCGACTAGATAATATACCATATCTAACCATCATACTTAGTAACGCCCCTACCCTTTGGGATGAAAGAGAAATAGCACTATTTCCAATGGGGTTATATTTATCAGCACAAATCCTAATCATCTCAGTTGTACATTCTTCACCTATTTCCATCCCAAAGAATACAGCACAAGCCATTATACCCCTTAGTCTCTTGTTCCTTTCCTTTCGATAAAGAAACTTAGTATATATGGGGTCTGCTAAAATCTCCTCATACATCTTAAATGTAACACCCTTGGGTGTTGTCCAAAAATTACTCTTTTTCATCAAAGAACCCCAGCCTGAAATACCCAGTCGCCATTATCAAAGGACATTATTAGACGGGTACCTTGACCCTCGTTAGTAAAATCTAAGAACGCTAATGAAACATCTCCCTTGTAATACCGTACAATGTTTTCAAGACCGCCTTCAAAGACAGCATTAAAGTCGTTATTACTATACCCTGAATCCACTACGGTTTCAGTAAGTCCCTTGAAGTGGTCGCCTACACTAACAGTCAACTCCCCATCTTTCATATCAAATGTATAACGGTTTAGTTTTTGTCCGTTCATCGAGTCACACTTTAAAGCGTCATGTAAAACATCTGCCGATAGTTTAACAGTAGCGAATGGTGAACGAGTTTCTCCGTTAGCCATCTTGTACACATTATTTTCAACCTGCTTTGCTCTTTTGACACTGGTCTTATGCCACTCCGTTAGGTTTTGCTGACTGTTAGCGAATGCTTTAGCAGCCATACCGCCTACTAAGGTAGTCTGTTTCCTGTTAGACTTCACAAGAACCTTAGCAGTTTCCTTGCTATAAGTTAGTGTTATCATCTCGCCGTGATACTTTAAAACCCCAAGCATACGGTCAATATCAGGTACAGGTATAGTATCTGTGCTATCATCATCACAAGTGAAGGAGAATCGAGAGAGACTTGTCTTCCCATCCTTTACAATGCTAGTAGTCGAGAGTCTTTTCTCATCAAGAGTCAAGATACAACCAGTAACTTGTGGCTGTACCTTGGTATTGATAGACTGTTCCCTTTTTGTAACTGCCAACAATTGTAATAGTAAATCTCTAGGGATTTTCATTACTTCACCTCACGATATAATAATTCATGGGCTAAGAAATTACCTTCTCTATTCTGCATATCCTGTAATTCTTTTACAGCATCCCACAGTTTGCCGACCATAGCGAACCTTCCCATCATGTCGTCAATATCTTGTTCTAATCTATCAAGTTTGCTTTTCAACATCTTGATGTCAAACTGACTTACCTCTTTCATGTCTTCCACTCCAAAGGCAAGCCACTCCAAGTAACTTTGCTGTCCTTAACATTAAGAACCTCGTAGGTTTTACCTAAGTGTTCCATGTTACGACCCTTCATTTCCTCGATGGTAGCACGAATAGCAAACTCATTGTCAGATAATGACTTGTCTGCTTCAACACCTGCGGCTTTATCTCCCTTTTTGGTATAACGCTTTAGCCATACCTGTTGTGATACGAAACGCTGTGTCCCGTTAGCCCAGTCAACCTTCTCGCCGACCTTCATCAGTGCCTTAGTACCGTCACCAATATCCATGTACTTCTGATTGTCCTTCAAGTGGAAGGTATAGAAGATGTATGGGATAGGTAATGCGGTCAATCGGTCAAGAACGCCCTTGTAAATACTGTTGCGCTCTCGCCATTCTTTTTGATTGAACCCATCACCACTGTCGTTAATAATTCCACGGCGGATTAGTCTATCTGTCATGACAAACTCACACCACTTGAGGAATGTTGAACCACCATCAAAGACAACGGCTCCGATAGAATCAGTAGACTCACCCAAGAAGGATGCGAACCACTCAATCTTGTCAACAACTGCCATCCAGTTAGTAGTGTTATCCTCATTCCACATAGCATCATCCAATTCATCAATGATTGGGATAACTCTAATACGGTCTGCATCAGCAGCACCAGTGGATATGAGATACTCGACAGTATTCTGCGCCGAGTTGTCACAGTCAATAACGACTACTTGTTTATCGGTATGAGCCAGTGCTAATTCAAGAGCAAGTCCTGTCTTAGCGGTGTTCTCCTTACCAACCAATGCCATACGGATTGGTGCCATCGACTCACGCTTCTTATCGAAAAGCATCTTGTAATGCTCCACCCCGAATGAGGGGCGAGGAGCAGTAGCCGAAGCCGCTTCTTGTTTAGCCCAAGCCATCAGTCCCAACCTCCCTCTTCAGGAGCCTCGACTGATTCTGATACAGCCATTGATTCTGCACACCACCAACCGGTGACAGCAAGTTTAGCCTCACCATCACGGCTCATGTACGGAGAACCAACAAGCATCAATGTACTACCTACTGCAAAGTTAACAAGCGAGTCATGTTTACCTGTAACATAGATGTCAACAGTACCGGCGGTTGACATAATATCCAAGTCACCGGTAGTAATAATGTAACCACCATTGTCCCTTGGGTCAATGTGAATCACTTCTACGATGGCTGCTGCTAGAGCATCCCAGCGTTCCTTGTCAGATAGTGTACCGACATACGCTTCGATGTCCTGAAGTCCACCTTCAAGAGTCTTGATTTGGTCTAGTCCAGCAACCAAGGTATCAGGTGCGTCAGTGAATGAATCCTGTACTGAATCATCACGATTGAATACAGATACACCAGCCTTACCGTAGGCTACATCGCCGTTACGAGCAGGTCGCATAGCAATAGTACCTGCTACGAATGCAGGGTGCTGTTCTTCGGCAAGTTGGCCGTTGAATCTCATCGAGTACACACGCATATCATCCTTGGTACCTTGAGGGCGACCAAGGAATAGACATGTTCTATCCTTTTCAGTTAATGGTCTTGGTGAACCATACTTCCAATTAGCATCCCCGGAAGGGAAGGTTGGGTTATTCTTATCCCATATCAAGTGGAAATGAACACCGTTACCGGCATCATATGTACCCTTTGGCAGTGAATCTAACTCAGTAGTAGTACTACCTGATTCAAACTTTGCTTTCTGCGCTAAGGATGGATTGTAACGCTTGGTAAATGTACCGTCGTTATTATCTTCATAGAGAATAATGTTACCCTCTTCGACAAGTGATTCAGTTACAGTCTCTATACCTTGAGAGATTGTACCAGCAGCCTTCTTGTATGCTAGTTCTGCCCAATCTTTGTAGCGTGGAACGCTGATGAACATACCTTCGTATAGTGTAGCACCGCTACGCTTTAGGCGTTCACTCTCACTTTTAATCTGCCTACCGGCGATTCTAAGAGCGTTCAATCCGCACTCGTCTTCTGTCTTTCCAGCGTCAAGCCATGTATTCTTGTTCTCAGATAGAACTATGTCCATCCTCGAGCGTAATACTTCCTCGCTTGCGCCTATGTTCTTGCTTATTCGGTCAATCATTTGGTTAATATCTGCCATATTTTTTGCCTCCATTTTACTGTTACTCTCGCCAGTATATAGTCCTTATGCTTCTGCCAACCTTCGACAGAAATCCCACACTACATAGTGTGCTTCGACACCCGAAAGTAAGTCTCGGTGTGCCTGTGTTGCGGCCTCAACCAACTTCAATTTGCTGGCTGGTTTGGCGGGAGAATCAATACCGTATCTGAACACGGCATCTATGGTTTGTCTAAGGTTAGAAGAACCCATCAGGTTGACGGCTTCCTCAACCTGCTGTTCCTTCAAACATAGATTAAGAATAGCGTGAGCATCAACGGCTGGTTGACCCAAGCCGATTAAGAATGCCTCACGGTCTGCTTCGGGGATTGAATGGTACGCTTGTAGTGAGTTGATTGCATTACGCAAGTCTCCTTTGTTAGCGTCTACTATTGCATCAATATCTTTTGTTGGACTTTGGAATCCTTCTGCCCCATCAATCTTGTGTAGTCTGTAAAACATATCCGTCTGATTTATGGGAACAAAATGTCGCACTTGACAACGGGATTGAAGCCAAGGACTAATCTTGCTTAGGTCATTACAAGTAAGGATAAAGAATCCTTGTGCATCTTCAATGACTCCCTTGAGTGCTGACTGTGCGGCAGGTGTTAGTTGGTCTGCTTCATCTCTGTCTCTTATACACATCTCC